TAGTTGGCGATTAAAGTTCCAGTAATCAAATTTTTGCCAGAGATAATATATTCCTATTAAAGTTCTCTTGACAAACTCTTCAAGGAATATTAATGATATTATAACACAATTCATCGTATAATTTGAATGTGGTCGTCTTCTGTCCATAGTTCAACTTTATCTCTGAATCGTCCTTCTTGCTTTAATTTATCATATCTCTTACCTGCCTTCTTCTTCCACCACTTAATAATATTTTCAAGATAAAACTTATCCCAATTCTGACCACGAATTAATTTATCTTGCTCACCAAGAATTACTTCCTTTACATTTGAATAACCATAATCAGAAATATAAAATCTCTTTTTTTGAGTAAGTCCAAATGCCATATTAATCACAGAGTTAAATTGTTTCAATTTATCTTCATCTTCTAAAGAATTCTTTATAAGAGATATCATTTTTGTCTGTCTCTTCATCTTTTTAGATGAAGCAGTATTTTCTGTTAATGGTTTATTATTATTCAATATAGTAAATCTATTATGCAATTTATGAAATGCATCCTCATGAAGTAAAGGAAGAAACTTACTTTCAGTTAAACCTTTAAATCTAAAGAATGGTTTTAACCCATCATACTGTGATGCAGATGTAGTAGAACCATATAAGGAAGTGGTTTCAAATAAAGCAATATCCTTTTCAAATACTTCATTAAGTGTCTCTCTAGCAAAATGAGATACACACATCAATGCAAGTAATTTACCACCAAGATAATTGTAACCAAAAGGTTGAGATGGTACAATTACAAATCCCATTGCAGCATGACGGTTGAAAACCGAAAGATTTGGTGGTTTACCCAACCATAGATTTCTTGGTTTTGAATTAATAGTCGGTGAACCGAACCGTATAAACCCTATAGTCTTACCTGTATTCTTCTCAAATACCATCCAACGCAATTCTCTACCAGGAATATTACTCTCATTATTATGAGATGATACTGCTGCCAATAGATTATTATAATGCTCTTGTGGAAGTGATTTTTGAAATCTTTTACCAATAAACTTTACCTCAAACTCCATATCTTCTGGATGAATATCTTCATTCAAAAAATAATCCTTAAGTGGAGTTATTTGATTTGATTGAACTACTATCTCCCTTTTAACATAACGAAGATAATCTTCAATAGATGTAAAATTTTCAAAGTAATTGATGAACTCATCAGCAGCCCAAAGAGCATCTTGACTTGGTATACTATCAATTACTTTCATTTATTTAAAACTACATTCTACCATTATTTCCGTAAGTGCTGCGAGTAAGTTGATTTCTTGATCTGCGACAAAAGCAGCTTGGTATTGATACTTAGATACAATGAGAACAGCAGCAGCGATACTGGGACCATCCAA